TATTCGTTCTCTTGGCTACGAATGTACAGATGAGCAAGGTTTTAAAGTACTGCAAGATGTAGAGAGGTATCATGATGCCAACATAGGGATCAATTGGAATGTAATAGATTGGCATTGCGAAAACCATAAACTAATTAACACAGAAAACTAAAATGCAACAGATCAAGGTTACATCAATAAGGTATTTTGAAACTCGTAGAGGATTAGGATACGAATGCCAAACTAACATTCCTAAGATAGTTATATGGAATGATGGTAATGGAGGAGGCACATATATCGAAAGATGTATAGAGGCAAAAGATTTAAAACTATATGAATTAGAGAAAGAATATCAATTGGAAAGTCTAATTGATGAATACGAAAATGTTAAAACTATATAATATGGAAAGCAATAAACTTATAGCAGAATTTATGCAAAAAGGCTCTGAGGGGTTTGGATTGTATGATTACAACGGATGTCATTATAAGGTTAATGAACTTATGTTCCACAACTCTTGGGATTGGCTGATCCCAGTAGTCCAAAAGATAGAGCAATATTATGGTCGTGGTATGTTTGGAGTACCACAAGAGATGCTTAACATTAGTTTGTATAGTGATATAAACGAGGTGCATAAAGCAGTAGTAGTATTTATTAAAAGACTTGAGATATGAATTTCTGGAGAGCAAACGCAACTGGTACAGAAGGTCACTGGAATATGGAAAAAGGTGATAGTGATTTGTTGCTTGAAGAAGGGTATTTAGACCATGGTAAGTACGTTTACTATTACAATGCAAAAATGGACGAATGGGAGGTTTGTATGCATGGTCTTTATCATCACATATTTAAATCCTTTAAAGACATGATGGCAAACGAAAATGAAATTGATTTTTATGAATACAATGCAGAACTAACTGAGGAACAAGGCGAGGAGGTAATCACAAATTCTAAAGGTCACCCCCGACAATATTAATAACAATTAAAACTAAACAACATGAAAGTACAATTATCACAACGAGTAGTATACCACAAATATTCAGAAGTAGAAATAGAAATAGACCAAGATGAATATGAACAATGGAAATTAGCCAATGGGGAGTACGATGACCTTGAAGACTATTTGCAAGAACACGTAGACCTATGGGAAGAAAAGATATTAAATGCACACGACAATGCAGAATTACAGGTTAACAGTGGTATAAGAAACTATGATGGTCTGAGTGATGCCGAAGTAGATTGGGAATTGAGATACGATTGTGAAGAATTAAAAACTGGGGGACATTTATAAATGAAATATAGAACCCAAGAATGGATTTTTCAAATTCAGATATTATCATGGATAGTTACAATAATATCCATGGTAATATACCATCTAATAAAGAACTATTTATAAACAAAAACAGATAATGAAAAACAAGCAACAAGTATTTTATAGTGTGAGCAAAGCAGTAATCTATGGACAGTTAATGTTAGAAGCATTAGACGATGTCAAAGAACTGCCAATGTTTAAGCAGTCTCTAAGGTTTAAGGTAAACCAAGCAGAAAAACAATTAGAAAAAGAACTGGAAAAATATATAATTGCCTTCGCTAATGAGGATGAATCATTTTATATGAACATTCAAAATCACATAGATAATTTAGTTAGTAAACTTTCAAGTTTAAGTTTAGAGGAACTTCCATTAGTAGGTAAAATTATAGATGAATACATCGAAGATAAAGACCATTGGAAAGAGAATCTTGTACTACAATTTAAACAACTAAATTCATAATTATGGCAACTAATATTAACATGGGTAAATTTTTAAAGAGCAATGTCCTTGACACGATATCTAAGAAATATAAATTTGACCCAGAAAGGTCTTTGCCTTATCTAATTGAAATAACACGACAACTTCAGCAAGTCCAAGATTTAGTAGATGAAACAACTATGTACATGAACTATGTGCGTGAAATAAAAGGTCGTGAACTTATTGATGAATTCGTAGCAAGACAAGGGAGTGTAGAATTGGACATTGAATATCCTTTCAATGAAGGTGATGATTACTGGACTATTGAAAATGATAAGATAGTATGGTCATGTTGGGATGACCAAAGCGAAGAACTTTATAGAGAAGGTTATACAAGTGAATATTTTAAAACAGAATCACAAGCAAGAGATTTTTTAATGCAAAAAACTATAGGAGATGAGTCTAAGTAAAAAGGATCAAGAATTAAAAATGCAGATAAAAGAAATGTTTCCGAAAGGAACACCAGACGAATTTATAAGCAATATGTTCCACAGTCTGAGAGGGAAACAGATGCTGTGGGATTGCTTTAGCGTGAACGATAGTAAAAGTTATGTTCGGAAGTTTACAGATTAAATTGTACTTTAGCAATGTCGGACGATGAACGAAGGTAAAACAACAAAACAAATTAAATTTAGATGAAGATGAGTACAGTAAACCACGATATAGAAATTATTTGCGATGCAGTAGCAGTCGTAACAAAAGCAGACCCAATGGCAAAAAATAGACTAAGAGAAAATGTTGATGCCAGACGAATAGTTTATAAGGTGAGTAGAGATATGTTGAATCTTACCTACATTAGAATTGCAAAATACTTTGATAAGAATCATGCATCAGTACTACATGGATTAAAACATTTTGATGCTTTATTTGAGACAGACAGAGACTTCAGAAATAATTACAACGCAGTAATGCAAGTGATTTCAAGTGTAGAGTTTGATAGCAACATAATAGACAGCCAAGATGTGCTTGTCGATTACGTGAACCTAAAGACCGATCATGTAGATGTTAAACAGAAATATGAATCACTACTTAGATCACTTCATCATAAAGTGTTAGAGAAGGTAGATGACTTATTTAAGCCTATACACAACGATACTTTACATAAAATAATGGCTGACGACAACTGTTCACGTGATTTACAGAAACATTTGCACAGTATACTTGTTTTAAAACTTGAAAACCCTTAAATTGAGGACGTTGTAAATTGTATTAAACGACTAGTACCAAAGTTAACATGAATGCCTAAACGCTTAATCGCTGAAACCTTGTTAACCACAATGAAGTGAGACCGAAAAACTGCTCACAATTATTAACTAAAAATGAAACTAAATAATAAGAAAAGACCAAGCCGTTCACAAGAAATGTTCCGTAAAAAGGCATATGAATTACTTCAAATTCCAGAGGTTCCCACAACAGAAGTTTGTCTGTACATCTACGGAACCAAAGCAAAGAAGAGTACGTTGAATCAAAAGAAGACTGGTGTCTCACCATTATTTTTCGAAGAATCATGCAAAATCATAGAGTACTATGGTGGTGTTTCTGACAAAATAGATGCCATAATAAACGGATAGAATAACTAATATCCACAAAATACATACTATTTAAAAAAACCTTTCTATGAATACAGGAACCTTTCGCTCCTTACTGGAGCAAGTTATTACCCTATTGGATGATGGAACTATTTTAAACTATGGTAAGAAATTTTCAAACCTTACCATTACTTCCTACAGACAAGTGTATAATCAAATGTCTACCTATAACTTTAACTTTGATATAGAGAGTTTAGACCTAAATAATGTTACCAATAGAAAGGATAGACTGAAGGTCACCCGAAATTTACAGAGCCATGTAAACAAATACCTCAACATGATGTTAGATGATTGCAAACATCACAACACCAGAAAGACACATCTTAAAATAATAAGAACTACGCTAAAAAAAGCAGAGGTACATTATGGTTATTTGTTTCCTTCTTTACAGAGCATGAGAGAATTGCAGACTGAGGTAATCGCTTTGGATCCTACACAAGTAGAGTTAATACATAGTAACCCTCCAGAAAAGGAACTTGAAGACGTATGGTATTACACCAGACTAATGTTATATTCTTGCATGAGAGTAAGTGATTTGGTAAACTTTCAAGCATCATCTGATGGAAGCGTAGTCACTATAATAACTAAGAAAGGAGTAGGTGCTATATCATCTTTCTACCTACCAGAAGATGTTCGTAAATTCTTAGAAGGTAAAGGATCATTTGCACATTCTCAACAACACTTTAGAGTTCAACTTAAAACCTTGTTGAAGTCTTACAAAGAATTACATGAAAAGAAAATAGTATATACATACGACCACAATGGAAACCCTATCCATGAATCAAGATTTTTGTATGATATAATAACTCCACATAAACTAAGGGCAAGTGGAATTACCTACCATCTATCTAAAGGATTGAGTGAGATAGAGGCAAGGAATATAAGCGGACACACTAATGGTTCGACAGCATTTTATAGGTACGTAAAGCATTCAAACACAGCATCTATAGAAAAACAGAAGCAATATTCTCTCTGATAAATAGCAGACATTACAATTTCTTATATGTTTACGAATGTTAATAAGTTGACAAGTTGTTAACAGTACTATCGTTCAAGTAGTGAATAATTGTCATACCTTCACTTTAAATTACCACGACATGAAATACAAAACAAAAAGATGGTCAGATTTGACTACGAAAACAGGGAGATTATCCATGACCGTAAGAGATTTTCTCTAAGGGATTTTAAACTATTTATGCTTACCTATCACGAAGATATATGCATGGATAGGAGGATAAAGGACTGGCGATTTGACTGGGAATCAATATTATTTCACGCAAGAAAATACTACATAATTAACTTTTATTTAAACAATTTAAAAAACTCAAATGAAACTGAAACGAAAACTAAAAAAAACATCAATAGGTAGAGGAGTCAACATCGTACCTTGGATTGAAAGATTAAATTACTTTAACGACTACTTTAGGAATGAAGGTTACACCCTTCAAACTGAAATAATTGAGATGAACGATAGTATTATCGTTATGAAAGGTGTGGTGTTTAACGCTGAACAAGTGATTGTGGCTGATGGTGTAGCACACAAGAAAGCAAACGAACCATTCTCTTATCAAAAATGCCAATCTGGTGCATTGAATCGTGCATTATTTATTCTTGGAATCGTAGACTCTGGAGAAGATTCTATTATGGACGAAGACGAAGCCAAGGAACTCCATAGAAATAAAGCAACAAGCGGATCAGATATATACCAATCTATGTTGGCATATGTAACTGTAGATTATAACGCTGTAGAGAAAAGAATACCCGCTAACAAATCGCTTTTGACCAGTGAACAGATTAAGGAATTGAAATCTTTAATCAATGCCGAGAAATCTAAAAAGGCTATCGCTCAAGCACAGAAATAAGCAAATAATCACATAAGGGAGGTCGCAAACCGACAACAATTTAAGTAAAGGCAAAAACTTTTACCAGACCTCCCTTTATCAAAAAACTAATGATGGAAAGAGGAGTTACAGAGAAGAAATCTACTAGAATAACTTTTAGACTTACCCCTAGCGAGGTTCATAACCTACACTATATAAGTCAATTACAAAATAAAAACATTTCAGAGATAATTAGAGAAGCACTTAAAAAAACCTGTAAAATATGAGCAAAATAAAAAGAATACCAACAGCGAACTTACCATATGCTGAGTGGGTTAACCTAAGAAAAACATTAGTATATAAAGGAATGGTTGGAGGATCTGATGCCTCTACCCTATTAGGACTAAATCCTTGGACATCTAAGATTACAAGATGGAATCAATCTGTAGGAACTGCCAACATGAAAAACATAGACAATGAAATAATGTTTCATGGTAGACTATTAGAAGATTATGTTGCTGATCTATGGCAATACTGGACTGGTGACCCTATAGAAATGATAGACAACTACCAGAGTAAAACTAAATTAAGAAAGTCTATCAGAAGGAATTCAATATTCATTAATGAGAAGTATCCTTTTCTGTTTGCTAACATTGATAGGCAGATAACAAAACATGATGAAATGTCTGGAAGAGGTGTCTTGGAAATCAAAACCATTTCTGGATACAATGCAGACAAATGGGAAGGTGGGATACCTCCTTACTACATAGCACAGATTCAGTTGTATATGCTTGTTCTTGGATACGACTACGGACAGTTTGCCTTCTTAAAGGATGGTAGACATATGGATGTATTTACTGTAAAGGCTAATCAAAATATTCAAGAAACTATAATTATTGAAGGAGAGAAGTTTTACAACAGCGTACAAGAAGCGAGAGGTATTATTGATATTGAAGAAGTTCAAGCAAATTCAAATGATGCTTACAGACTTATCTCTCACTTGGAGCCAGATATTGAGAGTGAATACAAAGTAGATTTAGACCAATTCTTATCCTTTAAGCACAAGGCAATGTTGGATAGAGTTAAGATAGACTCTAACGAAGAGATGGTGGACTTAACTCGCACGTACATACAACATAGAGATGACGAGAAGATTGCGAAAGCATGTAAGCAATTAGCAATGCAAGAATTAAAACAAATACTACTACACAGAGGAGCAAATGAGATAGACTTTGGTGATAGTGGTAGAATCGTTTGGGGAAAGACCTTTAACGTAAGATATAAAGATGCAAAAATATTAAACTTTTAAGATGACTTTATTAGATATAAAAAAGGGTATAATTAGAAACCTAGCAGTAAAAAACCCTCATACCCTAGAGGTTGACCCTGTGTTGGAAGGTAACTCTTATTTCGGGTTATGCATTTTTGTAGGTGTGTCAAGGATGTTCAACTTCTCTTTAGAAGAGATACAAGATTTTTTACGTGAGCCAATGGATCACTGTGAGTTTCTTGAAGAAAAATTCCTATCAATATTAGGCACATACTTCAACACAAAGAAGCCAAGCCTAACAACGAAAGGTTTTTACACTAAAACTAATCTAATATTAAACTTTATCAGACTTGAGCATAGAAAGACAGTTTCTCTTGCTGATATAATTAAAGAAAAAATCAAATGAATATAACTGTACTCGGACAAGTAAAATTTGTGTCAGAACCTAAAGCAGTAAAAGGAACTGATGGTGAAGACCATTCCTTTATGACTCTATGGATAAAGACTTTAGAGGACTCATATATTGCTGTAAATTGTTGGGATAAACTAATAACCAAAGCACTTTCATTTGAGTTAGGAGAGATTATCACACTTGATTGTAAAATTGAGTCACATAGAAACAAAAAGAACCCTACGCTATTCTATCATAAAATATTACTAAGGTGATTAGGTCTACAACAATTATATATGAAGTACTAAGGAAACATGACTTGTCTCCTTTAGCATACATGTTGTGTGATTTAATATACAAATACACATCAGTCGATGGGTTTTGCGATAAAACATTGTCAGATTTAGCCGAGGAATTAAACTCATCGTCCAGAACTATGAGTAGATATATGACAGAGTTATCAGACAAAGGAACTGTTGAAAATATAGGAACTAAAGCACACCCGAAGTTTAGAACAACTCCTCTTTGGTTTAGCGTTGCAGTTTCAGACAGTAATGCAACTATATCTCTTGAATATCAAAAAGTATGTGGTGAAGTTATATCATATCTGAATGAGAGATTTAAGCATAAATACAATCCAAGAACTTATGAGAAGAGATTTAAAAGCATCTTATCTAAAAAGTTTGATGGTGAGTTAGTAACAGGATCACAAATGGTAGATGTATTTGTGTGGTGTAAAGAGAATTGGAGTCAAAAGTATCAGTCCTCTGTTACTCCAGAGGTAATATTTGGTAACAAATTCGTAGAGAAGTACCTAATACAATATAAAGAGTGGGAGACAACTAATAAGGTCACCCCCAACAGAAGAAACGTAGCAATAATATGAGCGATAATTTATCTAAACTGCAAGATATTGGCATTGAAGTCAATGGAAATAGTAATTCAGAACCTCAAAAGACTAAATGTCCTAAGTGTTCACACGACAGAAGAAAGAATAAAAGTGAAAAATGCCTTAGAGTATGGGTAGAAACAGGAACTTATTACTGTCATCACTGTGGAGACAATGGGTCTGTAGCAGAGTATGAGACTAAGTATGATATGCCTGTAGTAAAAGCATCGCCACTTAGTGATAAGGTGTTAAAGTTTTTCAAAGATAGAGGCATCAATGACACTACCATAGAATACTTTGGAGTAACAGAAGGACATGAATACATGCCTCAAGTTTCTGCTGAAAGACCTGTTATACAATTCAATTATATAAGAAAAGGTAGAAGAATCAATATTAAATTTAGAGACTCACAGAAGAACTTTAAACTTAATAAGGGATCTGAATTGATTATGTATGGTCTTGACTTAATTAAACCTGCAACTTGGTGTATAATAACAGAAGGAGAGTTTGATGCAATGGCTTTTTACGAGGCAGGGTCACAGCAAAACAGACTTATGTTTGCTTGTTCTGTACCTAACGGAGCATCAACAGGAAACCAAAACCTCACATACTTAGATAATAGTATTGATGAGTTTGAGAATAAAGAAAAAATATACCTGGCTGTTGATAATGATGCACCAGGAATTAAATTAAGAGATGAATTATCGAGAAGGCTAGGGAAAGAAAGAGTTTGGTTAGTAAGTTTTCCAGATGGATGTAAGGATGCCAATGATGTTTTACTTAAGCATGGGTCAGAAGTATTAGTCAACTGTATAGACCAAGCAAAACCCTTTCCACTAGAAGGTGTAAGTAAAGCATCAGACTCTCGGTCTGAAATTCACAACCTATACAACCATGGGATGCCCAAGGGAGATACCATTGGATACGAAAAGTTTGATCAGTTAATGTCTTGGAGACCAGGTGAGTTTACTCTTGTAACAGGTGTTCCTGGACATGGTAAATCTAGTTTTGTTGACCAGGTCGCTATAGAATTAGCAAAAAAAGGAAGAAAGTTTGGAATATTCTCTGCTGAGAAACAACCAATTAAAGTCCATGTTGCTGAACTGATTGAAAAGTATTCTGGTAAAAGATTTGGTAAAGGTTCTATAGATAATTTACAGCCAGAGGAATTAGACCCCGCTATTGATTTTATAAACGACCACTTCTTTTTTATAAACCTTAAAGACAACGATCTAACTGTAGATGGTATACTTAATAAAGGAAAGGAGTTAGTTAAAAAACTTGGTATCGACTTTTTAATTATAGATAACTGGGCATTTGTAGAGCATAAGATTGAAAGAGGAATGAACGAGCATCAGTATACAGGGATGCAATTATCTAAGATAAAGATATTTAAAGAGTCATTTGATTGTGGTGTAGTATTAGTTGCTCACCCTCAGAAACTAAAAAAGGAGAATGGGAAGGTAGAAGTCGCTTCAGGTTACAGCGTAAGTGGCTCCTCCCATTTCTTCAATAAAGTAGATAATGGTATTACTGTTTATAGAGATTTTGAGAAAGAACTCGTAGAGGTACATGTATGGAAAGTTAGATGGAGATTTACAGGTAAGACAGGTATGCAAGAGTTTAAATATAATCTAACAACAACGTGTTATAATGAGCATGATGAGAACGGACATGAAACGTCACCAGGGCAATTCCCTAAGTTCAAAGGACAATAATCAAAACCTACACAGAGTGTCTTGGACTTCTAATAAATGGGGAGGCAAGATAGGTAGGCAAGAGAAATTTGATAGCGGAGAACTTTTACGTCTCGCTAACATAGATGAGATTGTTCCTGGCAAAGAAGATTATTTCATGAGACCTAATGCATATGGACAAGAATATTATTTAATCTATAATGGATTTGATAAATCAACAGAGTACAAGGACATAAAAAATTTCGTAAAGAACAAGATGATTTATGTCTATAAAGAATTTAATAAATATGGCAAACACTAATAGAAATAAAGGACACAATTACGAAAGACAATTGGTCAAAGACTTTAAAGAATTAGGATTTACAGACTGTGTAACTTCTAGATATGGGTCTAAGATGTTAGATGATCAAGGAATTGATTTGATGAACACAGGAGATTTTGTAGTACAAGCAAAATGTTACAAGAGAAATCCACAGTATAAGAAAGTATTAGCGGACATGGTTATAAAGCCAACAGATGTCCCTATTATCTTTCATAAAGCACCAGGAGGTAAAGAATATTGTATTCTACACAAAGAGGATATGATGGAACTTATACAGATGTTGATTAGTAATAAGATTATTAATACACCATAGGTAAAATTTAAGGGGTGTAACTGTCAGTTTTTTAAACTTGGTCGTTGCGGAACGAAGCAGAGCATCCCTTTTTAAGAAGAAACTGAAAAAGTCCTGAAATATTTTCAGGCGAGAAGTATAAAAACTTCTGAATATATATAACACTTTAATTATTTAATTATGTCAAATTCATTAGAATTACAAGGACGCATCAAAAACATTTCAGATGCACAAACCATTCAAACTCAAAAAGGAGATATTGAAAAAAGAGTATTAACAGTTGAACTTGGTGGAGACACTCAGTATCCTGTAGAATATCCTGTTGAGGCAATTGGTGCTAAAGCAAACCTATTTAGTGCGTACAAGAACGGAGACGAAGTATTAGTTTCTATTAACCTTAGAAGTTACAGAGACCGTAATGGAGAGTTAAGAACAGCAAATGCTAACGCATGGAAGATTACTTATGCAGATGGAAATATTCCAAATGGAAAAGCGAAATCTCATGAGCAGAAAGTTGAAAACTTCGTTAATGGAAAAGCAGAAGAAGTATCTGACTTACCATTTTAATAATGGATACTAGAGAAAAAATAGAGAGGGTTGGTGCGGAAATCATCAGCCTTCTCATCTCTAAAAACGCTGACTATGGTGATAGTGCTACATCACCGATAAAAGTTTTTGGAGAGGGCAATGCAGTAGTTTCTTTATGTGCTAGAATTGACGATAAATTAAGTCGAATTAAGCAGAAAGGGATATACGATAAAACTGAAGACACTGTTAAAGATCTTACAGGCTACCTAATCCTTTTATTGATTGCTTTAAAAGATCAAAAACAGCCAGTAGAAGATATGAAAAATAGAAACAAACCTTTTAGAGATCACTCTGGATGGTTTACAAATCACACTTAAACTATAAAACATGGACCATATACACAACGCAATTGATAACGATATCTTTGCACATTTTAGACAAGAAAAGGCAAGAGAAGAAGAGGCAATTCAATTATTAAAAGACAACGGCTACATTGTTTACAAAAGATCAACAAAAAGCCCAAGGATTTACGAAAATTTAGGTGTCTCTAAGAAAATACAATACTCTGAAATATGAAAGAATCATTAGTAGATGCAGCCTGGACATGTGGATGCGGCTCATTAAATGCAGGATCTAGAGAAACATGTGGCGGCTGTAATAAGTTATCTGATTAATTTATCCTTTAATAATTCAAACATTTCCATCACTCTGTATTTTACTAAAATGTCAGAGTGATATTTTGTATACTTTTCTAGCATTTGTGGTGCTTGAGTGTCCTTGTAATGTGCTGAAATAGTGTGGTCGTTCTGATACATCAGTTCTCTCATGTCGGCATCAGGAACACCAAGTATAGACCCTGACGTTTGAAATGCTTTTCTTACAGACTTAAAAGGATGACCTGTAATTACTTTAAACCTGTGTGATTGTTTTCTCCAGAAAATCTCGTCCTTATCCCCTCCAACAGGAAAAATAGACTTACATGTTGAGTTAGTCATCTTATTTAATAAAAATATAATTTCCTTAATTGGATCTAAACCCATATAAACCAGACCCAGTTTATTGGTTTTTGATCTGTGGTGTTTGTACACCATTTCCTTTTCACCAAAAGAGTATGTTTCTGTATTCTCATACACCTCCTTTACAAATCTATCCATTGATAACAAAAGAATATCCTGTATATAAAATCCCCTCATTGAGAACATCATTAAGTAAGTTAAAATAGAAGTAACAGATAATTCAAAGTTCTTATCCTTAACGTCTAGACCATTAATAACCTTGATTAACGCATCAGATCTCATCCATTTTGGTTCCAGATTTTTAGAAGCAACACCTCTGACGTATGAAAAAGAAGTAAATGTAATATCATCTTTTACTGCATGGTTATGAATTGCTTTTGCACTTCTCCTATATGAGTTAAATGAAGCAGGACTTCTTTGTAATTCGTTAAATTTATCTTTTAGTTTAAGCCAATTATTTTTATTACATAACTCTTCAAACGTAACCTTTTTAGTATTATTAAAATGCTTTGCGAGTGAACCTAAAATCTGTTTGTAAGACTTGAAAGTAGTTTCTTTCATTTGATTTTTAAGATGTTGATCCATGTATGAAATTACATCGTTCAAATGAGACCCACCTAAAAGCCTAGTACGAGCCTCCTCATATGTCAGAACAGCGAAAGTGTTTTGATCATAGAGTTCATTAACAGTTATACTTAATTCTTTTAGTTTTTTATTTACTAAGCCATAGTAAGGATGGTTGGGTTTAAGTCTTTTATTTCTACTATCCCAATGTTTTTTAATGACTTTTATTTTAGTAGGAATTTTTTTATCAAACTCTTTGGTTTTAAAACGAACATGTAATAATACAGATCCATCTTTATTCGTTTCATTTCTAGTACATATTGTTAGTGCCATGGTTCCTAATTTGTTCCCTAAAGCATATTGTAATGCTGTTAGGTGGTTGACCCCAAAGTTATGCACAATTTAGGAAAACCAGATAGGATGTTATTAACATTAGGTCATAGTTATTGTATGTTTTGGGTAGGAAATTGACTAAAGAATAACTAAAAATTAACATAAAGTTATAATATTTTGGTCAAATATACGACTTAATTTGGACTATTTTACCCTGTTAGAAGGAGATGAGGAGAATTTGTAAGATTTATCGTTTGGTCCCCAATTAGGAACACTGCTTTTCTTGTTAATAACTTTGTCAGACAATGACTTAAGACTACTTATGTCTGTTATCTCCCATCACTTTTTCAATTCCTCTGCTTCCAAAATATGCTCCAATAATTAAACTGAGGACTCCTGAGATTGCTTCTAATGGATAATTCAGGTACCACCCAACAACATAACTAATTGAGAAAAACATTAGTGTAATTGGTCTTACGTTTTGAGCAAGCCAAGATTTACTTGCCATGTCTGAGGACCATCTTTTTGTTATCTCTTGCATCTCTGCAATGTCCTGATCCAATAATTTTAAAGCGATCTCTTTATCTTTTTTAG